TTCGCCCAAAGGTTCGCCGACACCTTCTTGGCCTCGACTAGAGCGGTATCGAGCGTGATCGTCTGAGCAAGGACTACGTCCGCCGCGATTGCCACGATCTTGACTCCGCCCGAGAACTCGTTGTACCCATACGTGGCTCCCCACGTGATCGTTCCCGTTCCCGGCGTCTGATCCCACAGAGCCAAACCCGCGGCGTTGGAGAACAGACCGCTCACTCCATTCGTTCCGGCCAAGAGATGCACAACGTCCGAGCTGCCGATCGCGACCTTCTCAGACTTGAACACACCTGCCAGATAGCCTTGCTTCAGTGCCATCGCCGCTCACCGCCCTTAGATCGTCTCGCCGAACAGTGTGGTCGGAGCGCCAGAGAAGAGGAACGTGACGTTCATGATCTGCATCTCGTTCTCCATCTGTGCGCTGAGACCGATCTTCGTCACCTTCGCGTTTCCCAAGATGTGCGGATTCGGACTTGCGACCGCGTCCTCGAACAGGAGCGGTGTGTTGGTGCCACAGATCAGTTTCTGCGCCATTTCCGCCGTCTCGGGGAGCGTGTAGTCCCAGAGAATCGGGATCGTGATTTCGATCGGGTCGAACAGCCCTACCTCAAAGCGACGGAACGGAAGACCTGCGTCACCGTGACAGGTAACGTCTATCGTCCCGCGCGCTGCGTCGAGCGTAATGTCCGCCCGCGTCTGGAGCACATGGTTCGTGTCCCAGATGATTATCCCAGTGTAGCCATGCGTAAGTGCCATCGTTGTCTCCTTCTACGTGAGTAGCAGAACTTCAAACCTTGCCCCCGCTCCGTACATCGTCACGGAACCGAACTCGTCCACTTGCGACCATGGAGCGGCGACCATAAATACGCGCACTGTTCCCCAGGCATCAGAGACAACGATGTCTCGACCGTCAATCGCTTGAATGAGCGCATCCATTACCCGCAACGAATCCAGTTTCTCTAGCGCCCATGTCGAAGCCTGGAATCTCGTCCACTCCGCCACTGCCTCGCCCTGTCCATGGACATAGGCCGAACGTCCCCCGAACGGGATATCGATCACAACGAATCGTTCCGACGACTCTTGCGGGCGATGCGGATAGATCCTCGGTGCATCGTCTTCGCAGTCGTTGTAGACGAGTTGTAGAAGGTTCGCCGTCCCAGGATGAGTCGTGTCCTGGAGGGCCGTCATCAGAGCCTCGGTGAATGGGACGATGAATGCGGCGTTCATTCTGCACTCTCCATCCCCGTCAGGAGTGATCCGATTTCCCACCACGTCTCATCCAGCGAGATCGTCAGCCACGGCCGCGGGTCCATCGTGCTCGTGCCTGTTTCCAACAAGCCAGGGTAGATACCAAGCCTTCCCGGGAGCGTCTCGTCGATGATCCCCACCTGCAGGACCACGTCGCTCCCACGGTCGAACACGGTGTAGTCGATGTAGTCGACCATCTGTGTCGGCTCGCGCAGGTCGATATGCGGGTACTGCCACGGTTCCGAGGGCGGTGGAGACATCTCTGTGAAGTTCTCCCTCGCTCTGTTCGCCAACAACTCGCCCGCGGCCTCTAACCTGTTCTCGATGTTGTTCATCACAACGCCGATAAAGGCAGTAGGATCGAAAGCCATAGCCTTCGACCCGACCGTGAGCATCCCGCCACCTTTGTAAGCCATCAGCCTGCCACCCTCGTTACGTTCTCAACCCTCGTGACTGGACACTGCTTCGTTTGCCCCATCTCTGAGACATCCTCTACTCCGAGGATCACGTAGTACCCGCCAGTCACTAGGTTCAAGGCGATGTCGTCCTGTTGGAGCACAAGATCGATCGGGACAATCAGCACGGCGTCTTCGACCAGAGGGCGAGACGAACGCTTCATCTGTACTTCCACCCTCTTGTCGGGAGACCTTCGCACCTTCCTGCACCAGACGTTGGAATAGATAGGATGCGCCAGGGCGTAGCACTTGGTCTCTTCCAAGATCACATTCCGCCCTGTCACGGGTCGGAAGAAGGTGTACTTTCTGTTCCCTCCGATCATCTTGTCACCGACAGTACCAGTCCCGCCTGTCTCAGCCGTGCGTACTGATCCGCGAATGCCTTCTCTTTGTCTCCGAAGACCGATATGATCTCGCCATCCTGGAATCGGTCCACGTTTCCGTAGACTCTGTACTGCTGATCGATTCTCAGCAGCATCCTCGTGGCGATCTCCGCGCAGACGGTCTTCAGCACGGACGGCAATGGAACTCCATCGTCGTCATAGCCTCCGACGTACACGACAGTCCAGAGTTGAGGCGTCGCCTCTCGAACGGCTACCCGTGTCGTTTGTGTTTCTCTCTCCAGCTTGACGTACCGTTCGTAGACGTGGTACTCCTCGTCGTCTGGATCCAAGACATCGTCGTCATCGTTGTTCGTCACCGAAGTGACCTCGACGATGGGGGGATGCTTCACGTGCAGCACACGTTTCCCCCCATCGAAGGTCTCCGTCACTTCCTGCTCCTCAAACCCAAGGGGTCTGCCGCACTCGGCAGCCAGATCGGCCACGACTCTCTCTAGCAATTCCGTGACGTCGTAGTGGTAGTCCACGGTCCAGAAACCCGTACCGCCTGCTTCCACTGCAACGCGCGCTGCAATCCCAATCTCAGTCGCCGTAGGCCACATCATTACCCCTAGACACCCTTGTAGAGTTGCCAGTACGTCGCCGTCGACGCACCGACTCCGGGTTCCGACACCGACGTCCCGAGGGTCTTCTCCGCGTCCGCCAAGGTTGCGCCAAACGCCAGGATGTTCTTGAAGTAGTACCCGTCGTTCTGGACGATCTGCCCAAGCAGGTACGTCTCGCCGATGGCCCACTTCTTGAAGATCGGGCGGTTCAGGGCTCGGAATCCGATGAACTGGACGCCGTATCCGGTCAACGTGTCTCCGTTCGTGTTGTAGTGCTGAACGCGCACGTACCCACCCTCGTAGATCTCATCCACCGCGAACGCGATGATGTTGTTCTCCCCGAGAGCCGCCGCGTCGGTGATCGTGATGTCCGCCGAGGAGTACCCAATCGGAGTCAGATCCTCCCAGGTGGTGTTGTCGGACGAGTGCTGGAACGTCAAGTAGATGGTCCCAGCCGCCTCGATGTTCCCGACCTCGACCAAGAACGCACCGCTGCGACAGCCGTGTGTCTTCTTGGCCGTTCCGTTCGCCTCCGCCGCAGCGCCAGCGCGTACCGCCGTCGCCAGCAACGGAGTGATGTAGTACAGACTGTTGAAGTCTCTCGTCATCTCAGGCATTGTGTTTCACCTCTCCTACGCCGTCTTCAGGCCGGTGAGAATCTGAAGCTCTTCCTCTCTCCGGATACCGAAGTCGATTTCCTTCATCGCCAACACGCCAATCTTGAACTGCAGGCGATAGAGTTCCTTGAGGATCGTGAGTTCCGTCTCCCCGCCATCCGCGAGCATGATCGCGTTCTTGTTGCCGACCAGGATCATCCGCGACTCGTTGGTCGCGACGCCGAGATCCGTCCGGATCTGGGACGACGTGAACACGGGCAACCCGAGCACTCGCTCGGAAGGCATGGTCGTCAAATCCACGATGTAGCTGTACTCCGCGGTACCCGTCTTCGCCTTCTGGAACAGGCTAAGGTAATCCACGTGCATGATCCACGCGCTCTGCGAAGGATCGATCACGACATCGCGACGCTTCGCGAGGTTGATTGTGTCCAATAGGGTATCGAACGTCGGAACGCCGACGGTCGCGGTCGTGTAGGCCGACATCGCGGGCTGGTTGAAGATCCCGAGAGGCCGCTTCGCGCCAGTTCCCTGGAGCCCGACATTCGTCATCTCCAACGCCATCGACTTCACGATGCTGTTGCGGACCTGTTGCTCGACGTTCCCCACCGCGTGCTTGATCAGGTTCAACCGGATCGGAACGACACACGCCATCTCGTGAAGAGTCAGCGTGACGTCGCCATAATCCATGTCGGTCGTGGTCAAGTCGCTAGTCGGGGTATCCCCAGGCCAATAGACGTTGGGGGAGCGCCCTTCCTTCGGCCACTCCTGCGTCTTCGGAGAGTTCGGCAGGTAGTCCACGCCCATCCGCATGAAGATCTCCTGCCCGCGCAGCTTCTCGATCATCTCGCCATGAACCTCGTGGGGAATGAAGAAGCTACCCGCGACCTCTGAGCCGAGGTTCAGGTCCTTCAACGAAGCCTGTCTCTGCTTGAGAATGGCCTTCCCTTCTTCACTCTGCGGTTCACGGGTTCTGGACTTCTGGCTCCGCAAGACCTCGATTTCGAGGCCAGCGTCAGCCAAGTGATCGTAGTCCGCCCCAAGAGTGAGAACACCGATCGCGTGAGCGATCTTGAAGTCCTTCATCTCGCGCTTCGTCCCCTCGTGGATGATCCCGGGACTTTTCTTGAGCGCGGCCTGCGGGCCGATCCCGTCCATAGCGAGATCCCCCTCGTCCTTCTCCGCCTTCGTCCGATCCACCGCTGCGATCTGCGCTGGCTTCTTGGCTTCAACCGTCATGCCGTTCTTCTCCGCCCACTCCTTCATCTCCGGCGGGATCGTCGGCGTGGCAGTGCCTGTCTTCAACTGAGCAAGAATGCTCTTCGCCCCAGCTCGGACGACCTCTTGGTCCTCCGCTGACATCTTTTCCACATCGATTGCCATCGCTACTTCACCTCACTCCTATCCGCACGCTTCCACGATCTGTGCGCTGAGGGTTGTGACCTCTTTCTCCAGATCGAGGACTTTCTGCTCCGCTTTCCCCAACGCCGCATCGCGTTGCGCGATGACAAGTTGGCTGTCTTCGACGATCTCTCCGACCAGTTCAAACGCTCGATCGACGGTGATGGCTCCAGCCGCTGCGGCTAGACGAATCTCAGCGACGGTCGAAACCTTCAGTGCTGGCATCCCCGGTAGGTCCGTCCCACTAACGGCATTCCCTTTGTCTGTGCTGTCCACCCGTCGCTTCGCCTGTTCCGCCCGATCGGGGATGCTCCCCTTCTCTTCCATCCCGCCAGGAGCAACCTGCACGGAACGCCCCTGCATCTCGGTCTCCTCAAACATCCGCCTGAGGACTGGCGACGGCCCCTCATACACCCGCTCCACGTAACTTCGGAAGAGGGACTTCAATCCATCGGTGCGCATCGCCTCGCGATTCGACGGGAGCGACACAGGACTGTGCTCCAGGAGTTCCCACTCCTTGATATCCCATCCCGCCCAGAAATCCTCGCCCTTGATCGGCGCCCAGTCGTTGATCAGGAACCCCACGGAGGTGCAGTTCAAGACATGCTTGGCCCACATCTCGTAGTAGTCCTTTCCCTCTGACTGAGGTACGTCGTCGAGCCACTGCCAACGTGCCCACGTGAACAGCGGGTACTGGCGCAGCAGTTCCGTGAAGCCTACCGGGATCGTGTGTTCATGGAGCCCGAACACCGTCGGATTGCGCCGATAGTTGTCGGTGATCACCAGTCCTGGCTGTCTCATGATGTCGCCATCACGATCCGGTTCGGACGAAGAGATGACCGATTCTGCCTTCGGCCTGGTGTCCAGTAGGACCCCACCCTGCGCGCCGACAGGGAACTCCCTATCAGGTTCACCAATGGATTCTGGCAGGGAGCGTTCGTGCAAAGCGTACTTGTACACGCCCGCGATCCGCCCCTCTTTCAGCAACGTCTTGATCTCGCCACGATCAAGGATCACGTGTCCGCTTTCCCCTTTCACGGCTACTTCGGTTGCTGTTAGAGCGTTCCTAGCCATCTTTCCGCCCCTCCTTCGGACGCGGTTTCTCCGCTCCCTTCTTCACGATTGCCCGACCTGCGGGTTGAGTAGACTCGCCGCAGCGTGGACATTCTCTCGATGGGCTGCTGAGCACCATCCCGCAGGTCGAGCATCTAGACTTCATTTGTCCTTCTTATCCTTCTGGAAGTCGTTGTCCACGAAGACCTCGTAGATCTTCAGGTGGCCGTCACGAATCTTTCCCTTGCCGTCCAGTGCCTTCAGCTCGCGGCGCACGATGTCGAAGACGGTCTCGCTGATCGTGAACCCCCGCGGAGTCCCTTCCTTCTCGGCGGGCCACTGCGGTTGCCCACGATCGTTGATCACCATCCCGACGGCTCGTTGCTCTTCCTGGTCGGGCATGAGTTCCTCTCGCAGCGATCTGACCGCCTTGATCTCCAGAACGTGCCCTTCCGTCGGCAGCACCGAATGCAGCGCGAACCTGTCTGCCAGTCTCAGTCCCAGTTTCATCGTGTTCTCCTTTGCCGTTCCTCACGGCTTGTCCGTCTCTACGACTTGGACGGTGACGGTTACTTGCCACTCCTTCCCTCGCGGGACCGTCACGTCGAGGAAGTGACCTTCACTCCCTGTCTCCCTGAACTTCAATGACTTCCCTGCGGCAACCGTCATAACCTCTTGAGCGCCATAGGTGGTGATGGCTGGTGCTGTCATCTTCCTAAGTTCCATCCCTACTCCCTCTGTCCACCCTTTGTGCCGCATCTACGATTGTGGGAGGGGCCGAAACCCCTCCCACCCGTTATTCCCCTACGGGGTCACTGCTACTGCGTCCCATTCCGTCGTTCCCTTGCAGACGTACAGGACGGTGGCATACGCGCCCGTCCCCGTCCGCAGATAGATCGATCCGTCGCTTGCGCTCACAGCGCCGTTTGGATCGGCTGTTCCCGTCATGATGTACGCACCGCTCGACAACTTGATGTCATGGACGAATGTCCCCGCCAGCCGGATACCGGAATCCACTACCGCGCCAGAGTCCGACGCAATCGCGAGTCCCGCATCGAGGCACGTGACATCCGGGTAGATCTCGATCATCACGCCATCGAATTGAGCCGTGACGGTCGCCGCCCCCTGGACATGGAAGTGACCGGAGTTCACCGTAGACGCGGTGAAGGCGTTGGTCGTCACGTCGCACATCGCACTCACAGCCGACATCGCGGTGATGGCACCCGTTCCGCCGTGTCGCACCCACGGTTGGATGGCGT